ACCATATAATTCGACCAACTCTTCTGATCAGCCTCAGAAAGCGTATCAAAATATTTGGGGTTTCTACCTTCTCGGATGTGGTTGATGTGGTCAAACAATCCTTTGACTTTTGGTTTGGACTCTCCATCTAATTTTTTATTCTTCTTAGGCATAAATATCATTCCTCATTACTATGAGGTGTGGTTTTGTCTTTTTCAATGATTTTAATTTTGTTTCTGTTCATTCGCTTATCGTGAAACATAATACTTTGCAACCGTGTATCCAGATCTTTCAAGTTTCTGCTCAAACGCTCTTGTTTTTGATTTACAGTTTTTATATTTTCGAAAGCAGTTCTTAACGCGTCGGTTATAGCTCTACCAGCATCGGAAAATTCCTTATTTCTTTTAGCATCGTTTTGATCGATTTTATCTTTTAAATTTTTGTTTTGATATAAAAGATATCCAGAAATTAAAAACAAAGAGGTTATAAAAAAATATATTTCCATATTATTAAAATTATAACCTATATTTCTTTGTTGTCAATACGCTACTTGAAAACCTCTAACTTCCGACACGTTGTCTAAGAAGTGTATCCAGCTTGGGTGGTGTGCAATATTGATGGTTGCACTTACGGGCATCGATTTTGGCACATAAGGTTTACGAATAAGTTTTAATCCGGCCTGTTCTGGAGTTTTGTCTCCTTTTTTGCTATTAATATCCTTGTGACACCACACCATGTTTTCGAAAGTGTTTCTTCCACCTTGAGAACGAGGAATAACGTGGTCAACGTTACCTTCTCTCCAAGAAAGCATTTTACCTGTATATTGGCACATTCCGCCGTCACGTTTACGAATACTTTCTTTAGTTGGGCGTGGTTGTACCAACGGCATTTTTCCAAAACTTGGTTGAATAATGACTCTTGGAGCACGAATTGTCATATTAGCCGTATGAATAGCTAAATCGTACTCGCGAATTGGAAGGGTTTTCCAAATTTCCCAAGAAACCGGATTGGTGTTGGTTGGGTTATTCCAATCGACACTTCCATCAGGACTAATAGGAAATTCCATATCTATAGCGATGGCAGCGGGATTGTTTTCTCCATCGCCGCCAAGCATAGAAATAAACGCTTCTTTGACAGTTTTTGTACCGATAGCTTGCCAATTTGCGTTTAAAGATAAAACAGGTTGATTAATAACATTCATTTTATACCATTTGATGTATAACTATGAAATAAACTGTATAAAAAGTCAAGCTTTGATTTGCGAACTTCCTGGCATAACTCTATATGAATCTTCTTCAAAGTGTTGAGTAGAAACTTCTATAATCCTCGTATCTTCAATTGCTTCTACTTTGTGGGGGTTTAACCTTGGTATATCAACGATGTCTCCTTCGGTCAATATAACTTGATTTTTTTGGGCATTGTCGGTGTTAATCGTTGATAATATGATCTTTCCGTGTGCTATATACCAAGTTTCATGTTTTCTGACATGAAAATGCATAGAACCTTGTGTTCCAGCTTTAAAATCAAGAAATTTCATACAATAATCTTGGCAATTGATTATCCATTCTTCTTTTCCCCAACCTTTGTTGTGGATTTCGGATTTTAATATTTTAGTCCTGTCCATATGCGTTTCTTTTTATTAGTTTAACTTGTAAATATGGATCTACGTCTACTTCCATATCGCCGTCAAAAATAACGATGGTTTTGTTTGCTTTATTCACTACAAGAGATACGGTCAGTATTTTACCAGAACCACTTAATACTTCGTCTCCAATTTTAAGCCGTTTAGCAGCTTGTTCAACATATTGTACTTCTTTTTGAATATTTGACTTTGACATAATCAATATCTTATATCAATAAGTATGAAGGTCAACTCCAATTTGTTGCAAGATGCCAGTATCCACAATAACTACATTTGTATGGAGTTTTTTTAGAACGATATTCACTCAGTATTCTTTTAGCATCACGAAAAGCGTCCGTGCGAGTTTCATAACCTATTTTGTTCTCACACGAACGCTTGTGATGATCACTTGAGGATCTGATATAGGAGTTTCTTGTATTCATCTGCTCCAATAGATTTACCATCCAGTATCTTGAACACAATCGCTGCTCTGCCGGTACTACCATATGCCTGTAATATCTTAGCAGCAGCTTCTTTTCTTGATATATGTTTACATTCACCAGCATATGAAAATAACGCATTCATAATTTTATGAACTTCTTTCATAGCATCACAAATACGTGAAGCATGTCCTATAGCCATTGTAGCAATTTCGTAGTCGAATTTCTCTTTTAGATATTCAAAAAATTCTGTATATCCAGTCGGTTCGTGAGAAAGTGTATGACGATCCATAAACCAATCAATATAAACATCAATTACTTTGTCTATACTTGAAATTTCAGATTTGGCACGATGTAAGAACAAATAATGGGCACTCTTTATCTTGAGAATGTCTTGTTCGTTGTTATAGTACATACATATACCTTCTTTGTCACGCATGTCAGTAACCGACTTCTTCATATCATCCAAACTGTTGTATGAATATATGTTAGGACGACGAAGACTCATTCCTTCGGCAAAGGTATTTAATGCTGTCTGTGAAACAAGATCATAATTATCATGATATATCATACCAATCAGAGCCATGTCTGGTTCTGAGCCATAGTCCAAAACTATACGATTTGATGGAGTCATCCATTCAAATATATAAGAATGTGTGTTTTCTGCCGAATCCAAATGAGATTTGAATTTACTGTATTTGTTCAACAAGAAATCAATTTCATTTCCATTAGGTTGATTACGAGCATCCACGGTTCCACGGGTACGCACAACCAAATGTCCCTTATACTTCGAGAATATAAGAGTAGATCCGTCCAACTTTTCTATCAGACGTGCTTCTTTTAATGACTTTGGGGTAGGAAACAATTCTGGTTTTTCGTCTATGTTGAAAAACTTCTTAAAGCTAAAAGAAACTGGATTTCCTTCTTTGTCCCAAAGAGACGATCTAAAGATAAGATTGTCTTTTGTCCAAGTTGCACCCATATGAATTGGCTGCACAAGAAAACATTCATGTTCACCTATAAAATGTTGATGAACCATGAACGAATTTCTGTCTATCGACTGTAGATCTATCTTCATAGAAATACTATGAAAAAATAATATAAAATGTCAAGTGCTGAAAAACTTATCTGGATTTTTCTTTCTTATATATTCATCCGTATCACGTAAAGTGTTGCATATGCTGTATATATTGTCCACAACTCTGATGTTGACCTTGGGTGAATATGCGAGCATAAGATCCACAATAGCCTTCTCGTCGGAATCTTGCATGACAGCAAGATTGGCATCGCAGTATACAATGTTCTTGATACCTTTTTGTAATATCATTCTTAGACACTTATGACAAGGCCTTCCAGTTACATACATTGTAGCACCTTCGAGGTCTTGATTACTCCCATTGTAAGCAAGAAGGCAATTCTCTTCAGCGTGTAATATGTGAGAATATTTGGCGGGACGAACGAGGGGTATCATTCCGTCGATAGATCCTTTGATTGGGCCATTATATCCAGTACTTAAAATTTTATACTCTTTACTTACTAGTACAGCGCCACACTTTGTCGATGGATCAATTGATCTCATTGCAACAAGATAGCATATTGTCAAAAAGTAATCGTCGTAGTTTATTTTGTTCATATATTAGAAAAAATCCCCTAGTTTTTGCTAGGGGATTTGAATATAACCTTTATTCGGATTACCTATTAGGCAAGAACCGAACGAAGTGTGCTGACCTGGCGGCCGTCAAGGCGGATCTTTGTGAACTTACCGGTCTCAGGATTGTGAGCCGAAAGAGTGAGATATGTAGCCTCGCTCTTGTTGTTAGCCTTGGAGAAGTATAGAGCAAAACCGTCATTAATAACGGTAGTAGCTGTCTTCTTGCCATTGTGTGTCTTTGTAACCTTCTTCATATATTTAGTTAGTTTTGTTTTTTATTATTCTTATGTTGAATAAGATAAAGTCAGTATGATAAAT